ATTTGTGGGCAGATACAAATGATGATAATCAAATCTATGTTAGAAACGCGACTAATAGTGGCTGGGAAAAAGCTAGAGATGCTTCATTAGTAACTTTATATAATTCATTAAGTTCTACTGTATCTACTAACACAACAAATATAGCTACAGCTCAAGGTGATATAGTCACACTTACAACTGATACTTCAGCTAATGCTACAGCTATAACTAATTTAACAGCTAGTGTTAATAATAATGCTGCTGCTATAACCACTGAGCAAACAGCAAGAGCAAACGGAGACTCTGCTTTAGCTTCAGATATAACAGCATTAACTGCTACTGTTAACTCTAATACTGCTGGCATATCAAGCGAAGCGACTACTAGAGCAAATGCTGATACTGCTTTAGCTTCTGACATTACAACATTAACTGCTTCAGTAAATACTAATGCTGCTGCTATTACTACAGAGCAAACAGCAAGAGCAAATGGTGATAGTGCTTTAGCTTCAGATATAACAGCTCTTACATCTACAGTTGGCGGTAACACATCATCTATTACAACCAATGCCACAGCAATAACTGATATTAATGATAATGCTTCTGCATCTTATGTATTACAACTAAATGCAAATGGCAAAGTTGCACAAATGGTTCTTAATAGTAATGCTGATGCTGGAACAGGTGCAACCAGCACAATAGCTTTCTTAGCTGATACTTTTAAAATAGATAATGATGCTGGCTCAAGTGTAAGTCCTTTTGTTGTAAGTGGTGGTTCTGTACTTATTGATAATGCAAGAATTGAAAATTTATCAGGAACTAAAATTGATGTTGATACATTAAATGTAAAACATTTTGCAAATGCATCTGCTGATATTATTAATCAGACTGGCGGAACTGTTCCATTGAGGGTAACAGCAGAAAACAGTCAATGGAATGGTACATATCCAGGATCTACAACTAATAGTGTTGAAGCTGTTTACATGAACACTACTTTAAATAATGTAAGAAATGGTGCAGGTTATCAGGTTATATACAGTGCTGTATTGGGTGATGTAAGAAATGGAACTATAGAATATAGCTTTAATAATAGCACTTGGACAAGTTTAGGCTCTCCAATGAACGCTGATGCAGGAGTGTTTAGAAGTTATGTTTATGTGTGGCAAGGAGTTTTAAGCGGTATGAGTTCTTCTCAAGAAACTGTATATTGGAGAGTTAACTGGAATAACAGTGGCTCTATATTTAATAGCACATATCAAGCAATGTATATAGATGTGGATAATACACAATAAAGGTTTAAAGAATGAAATATAGTATATATAAAACTGAAACAGGATTAATACACTCACAGGGTAGTAGCAGCCATCTTACAGATTTAGCAGATATATTACTTGAAGATGGTGAAAGTATTATTGAAGGACACTATGATAGAGCAACGCAAAAAATAGTAGATGGTAATGTTACAGAATATATTGCTGATTTTTTTCCATCAATAAGAAACAAAAGAAACAAATTACTAAATGAATCAGATTGGACACAAATGAGTGATAGTCCTTTATCTGATTCTAAGAAACAAGAATGGGCAACATATAGGCAGGAATTAAGAGACTTACCATCTTTATATCAGTCAGCTAATAATATTGCTGATGTGATATTTCCAAGTATCCCTGAATGATTTAAGATATATAAAATAGGATTTTATTATGGCACAACACGATTACAACATAGCAAACCAATCAGGTGCAGACTTTAGAGCAGATTTAAACAATGCTCTTTTAGCTATTGCAACTGTTAATAGTGGCTCAACAGAACCATCAACTACATTTGCTCATCAATTATGGGTAGATACATCTAGCAGTGTATTAAAGATAAGAAACGCTGCTGATAATGCTTGGATTACTACAGGTGTTAGTATTACTACATCTAATACATTTACTGGCAATTTAACAGGAGATGTTACTGGTAACTTAACAGGTAATGTTACAGGTAATGTTACTGGAGACTTAACAGGTAATGCTGATTCTGCTGATACTCTAAGCACAGCAAGAACTATATCTTTATCAGGTGATGTAGTTGGATCAGTATCTTTTGATGGTAGTGCCAACATAGATATAGATACAGTTGTGCAAATTAACTCTATTACTTTAGGAACTGATACAACTGGTGATTATGTTGAATCTATGTCAGGTGGAACTGGTGTAACAGTAACAGGTGGAACTGGTGAAGGTTCTACTCCTAGTATTGCTATAGGACAAGCTGTAGCTGCTACTGATGATGTTACTTTTAATATCATTACAGCTACAGAAGAATTTATAGGTGATTTAGAAGGTGGTATAAGATTCAATGCTAAAGCAGATGGTGCTTTAAGCAAAGGTGATGTAGTTTATATATCAGGCGTATCAGGTGATGTGCCAACAGTTGCTCAAGCTAAAGCTGATGATGCTTCTAAAATGCCTGCATTTGGATTAGCTTTATCTGATGCTAATGATAACGCTGCATTACAAGTGGTTACTTTTGGTACTATTGAAGAATTAGATACTTCAGGTGTATCAGAAGGACAAATACTTTATGTATCTACAACAGCAGGTGCTTATACAACTACAGCTCCAACAGGTGAATCCAGTCAAATACAAAACATAGGTAAAGTAATTAGAAGTCATGCTGCTGCTGGTTCTATTAAAGTAGGTGGTGCTGGAAGAAGCAACGCTACTCCTAATTTAGATAATGGAAAAATATTTATAGGTAATGGTTCTAATCAATCAGTTACATCAACACTAGATACTTCTATAGTTGTTGAAAATACTAATCTTTACTATACAACTGCAAGAGCAAATACAGATTTCGATTCAAGATTAGCTACTAAAGATACAGGTGATTTAACTGAAGGTAGCAATTTATATTACACAACAGCTAGAGTTAATTCAGATTTTGATACTAGATTAGCTACTAAAGATACAGGTGACTTAACTGAAGGTTCTAATCTTTACTATACAGATGCAAGAGTAAATTCTGCATTTGATACTAGGTTAGCTACTAAAGATACTGATGATGTATCAGAAGGAACTACTAACCTTTATTACACAACATCAAGAACAAATACAGATTTTGATACTAGATTAGCAACTAAGTCTACAACTAATTTAGCAGAAGGCACTAATTTATATTACACAACAGCTAGATTTGATTCTGCTTTTACATCTAAAGATACAGATGATTTAAGCGAAGGAACTACTAATTTATATTACACACAGTCAAGATTTAATTCTGCATTTGGTAATAAGACAACTGCTGATCTAACTGAAAACACAAATTTATACTATACAGATACAAGAGCAAATTCAGCTATTGATGCTAGAGTTACTAAAGCATTTGTTGATGCTCTTGGAATACAAGCTACTAGTGTTGCTGCTGATTCAGTTGCATTAGGAACTGATACTACAGGCAATTATGTTTCAACAATAACAGGAACTGCTAATAAGATTACAGTGTCAGGAAGTGGTAGTGAGTCTGCAAACATAACTCTATCACTACCTGATGATGTGCAAATTGCATCTGATCTAACAGTAGCAGGTAATTTAACAGTTAATGGAACTCTTACATCTCTTGATACAACAAATCTTGATATAGAAGATAACTTATTCCAGCTTAATGCAGGATTAACAGGATCACCTGTAAATGACTCAGGTATGCTGATCAATAGAGGTACTGCTGATAATGGTATCTTTATGTGGGATGAATCTGTTGATAAGTTTACATTAGGATTAACAACAGCAGATGGTAGTGCTACAGGCAATATTACTCTTAATTCACTTGGTACTCTAGTTGCTAATTTAGAAGGAGCAGTTACAGGAACTGTATCTAGCTTATCCAATCATGATACTGATGATTTGGCAGAAGGGTCAAATTTGTATTACACAGATGCAAGGTCAAGAAGTGCTATATCTGCAACTGGTGATATTTCTTATAACAGTTCAACTGGTGTTATTAGCTTTACTCAATCCGCATCTCCAGTAACAAGTGTAAATACACTAACTGGTGCTGTTGTATTAGATACTGATGATATTGGAGAAGGGTCAACTAATGTTTACTTCACTAATGCAAGAGCAGATACTAGAATTAATTTACAAACAGGAGCTAATTTAGACTTAAGCTCTAAATCTACATCTGATTTATCTGAAGGAACTAACCTTTATTACACTGATGCAAGAGCAAGAGCTTCTATAAGCGAAGATTCAACACAATTATCCTATAACTCAACAACAGGTGTTTTATCTTATACCCAAGGTGATACTGATACAGTCAGCGAAGGAACTACAAACCTTTATTATACAGATGCAAGAGCCAATAGTGCTATTGATGCAAGAGTAACCAAATCATTTGTTGATGCTTTAAATGTAGTTGCAGCTTCAGCTACAGGTAATGCAGGAACAGCAACAGCTTTAGCAACAGCAAGAGATTTTAGTATTTCAGGAGATATTACAGCTTCAGCAGTTTCTTTTGATGGAACTGGTAATGTAGCTTTATCAGCTTCTATTGATGCAAATACAGTTGGCATATCAGAAATTAATGTTTCAGATGGTACTAGCGGTCAAGTTCTTACAACTGATGGTGCTGGTAATTTATCTTTTACAACAGCTTCAGGCGGAACTTCAACAACTATTAATAACAATGCTGATAATAGAGTTATTACAGGTA